TTGTGTGTTTGTTTTGCTGTCATACAGCAGCTGGATGGTAAAGGGATGGTGTTTAACAATTTTCGCTTTTCCGTCTTTCAGAAGTCGGCGTACCTTGCTAAGACGGAAGGTAGGCATTAAGCGTTCACCATTGTTGCTGAGAACACAAACGCAAGTGTTCATGCAAGATACTCCTTTCGTTAAATAGTAATGAAACTATAAGTCAGGGCTTGCGCCCTGTGGTCCACTTCGCCAATGTTATGCACTGTTTTAGCCTTTCGGCATGGCAACCGTACGTCTCCTACCCTTAGAGATTTTTAACGTAATACATATCAACGGCTTGCGTCATTGACACATACACTGCCCGAAGAGCCCGACACTTGTGGAGCATAATCGGGGTGCTTATATTATGAAGATGATTGCTCATCAAATGCATAACGGAGTTCGCAGCAACCAAAGTTGCCGTTCACCAAGGCTAACCAACCGGGCTTACGGGTTTCCCCGCAAGCCCCGTCTATAACCGGCGAACCGGTTTAGGCGGGGTTGTTGACTTCAATTCCCCTTTTAGAACGCTGTGAGCTTGGAAATATCCATGTCATAGCGTTCATATTTGTGGATGTAATCGAAAACGGTGTTCATCTGTGCCTGAGTTGCGGTTTTGGTGGCGTCCATATCGAGAAATGTTTTTCCCAAAGACGGATTACGAACCGCAATCCAACCGCGCCGGTACAGGTAATCGAGACCCTTCCCGCTCCAATCATAGGCCATGTCCAAGACTTCCTTATCAGAGAGGTTCAGGCGTATTCTGTTTTGCATGATGATGCGCCCCGCAAGAGCCGCATGCTCTCCGAACTCGCAGGAATACCATGTTCCGTCCGGAGCAATCATGCCGTATTCAGATAACTTCTGGATATTGTTAGATTCGTTCACGCAAATGACCCCTTTGTAGTCAGGTGTTGTTGTCCAAAAACTCCTGGCATTCGGTATCGTTCATCACGAACCCGAAATACGCCACACGCTTAACGGTCGTCTCCCAGACGCGCATCGTGCGACTCCGGGGCTGTACGACCCAGGAATGACAACGCCAAAGCCCGTCCTCGGAAAGAGCGTACCCGGTCACAATAGAGCAGTGACCACGGTTTGCATCCCAAAGATAAGCGGAATTCGCGTGACATTGACTGGGCTGACCCTTGCGCATATAGCTGCTGCCATAGAAGAACTGCCCCCGACTGAGTGTTTTTACGGCGTCTTCGTCGTAGGCAGTCATGCAGACCTCATCTCCGCCGAAGCTGAGAATCTTGTCATGCAATGCTTTCATGGCATCGAGCATCTCCTTGGAGAATCTCGATTCGCCGTTATATACCTGATGGCTGTCAATCCACCGCTTCCAGTCATCGCTCATCGGATTCCAGTGGATGGGTGCGGGCATCTGCTCGGGTGCTGTGATGGGTTTCAGGCTATTCCAGCCTTTTCGTGTAAGTGTCATCTCGTTACCTCCGCTGGTTTCAGGAGTTTATCGATTCTTGCAATGATTTCATCGCGCTTCTCTCCGCTCGGAATCGAGTCACTGTGACCCTTATCCGTGAGAAGCGTGTCGAACATGGCAAGAATTTCATTCGGATTGACCGGCTTCTCGGCAGAGGCACGAAGATAGGCTTCGATATCTTCCACGAGATTCCAGTATTCCATGCCATACAGCATCGCACTGTTTTCGTTGCTATGCCGGTCTTCTTCCTCGCTTGCATCACTGCAAACGATAGGAAGTTTTATCTCGGCGAGATAATCGTCAAAGATGTCCGCAGTATAAGCGGCGAGCCAGCGAATATTGGTATTCATGATTTTTCCTCACTTTCTTTCAGCTTTTGCCGCAAGCATCATACCGCAGCATTTGTTCAGGCAAATGACACTGACCACGAGCAGCGCAATATTGCGCAGCGTGAAGGACTGTGCCAAAGCACAGATGCTCAGGAAGATGAAGAGAACAAACAGGACAGCTAAGGTTTTGAAGATGGTATAGATGATTCTGTTCATGGTAATGCTCCTTTTTTGCTCCGGTTATCGAAGCATGTCAACGATTTTTCCTACCAACTCATCATTGGTTACAAACTGGTTGCGGCCCCTGGCACCGAGCGATACAGAGGAGTAATCCTTCATATCGGCGGCATAGCGAACCATATTCTTGTCGGCAATCGGCTGATAGCAGGACCGTTCTGTGGTCACATACACGCATTTTCCGTTCAGGATATTCATGATGTGTCCGTAGCAGCCCGTCTGCTTGCCGTTGCGCTGCATGTTTTGCAGGTTATGCGTCAGCATCAGACCGTCGTTCTCCTTCTCGGCACAGGAGAGCATAGACAGTAGTTTTCGAGTCTTATACGCAGTGTTTGTCATAGTAAATCGCCTCATTTTTTAGAAATACTTGTAAGCAGCGTTCAGCCGCTTGTTGTAGAGTTGTAAGGTGGTCAGGTTCCCGCAATAGACCTTGCTGGACGAGATAGGGACATTCACCCCGGCTTCCATGTGCGAGAAGAACATCGCAAGACAATCTTCTACACTGTCGCTCGTGGTGAGTGTCTCGTATACCGGATACGAGTACCCAGCTGCCTGACTGTAGGTGGCATTGAGCTCATGGACAAAGAATTGGACCTGACCGGACACGGAACTTGCATCCAAACCCGATGCATAGCACCAGTTCAAGAGATTCGTCTTACGGCCGTGTGTCCATTGCAGAAGCCCATAGCCTCCGTCGTTCGGATTCTCGGCAGTAACACGAAGCCCGCTCTCCATTGCCATGCACCCCATCACAGCTGCAGTGCCGGCCTTAGAAAGACCTGCATCCCGCAACGCTGTATAGATGGCGTATTCATTGTCAGAAAGGTTCTGAGGCATCGTGTCCGTCACAGGTTCTTCTGCCGGTTCCGCCGCAGTCTCTGCCGTCTCGACAGAAGGCTCAGATTCGGGCTCTGTCTCGGTCACCTCCTGCTCAGGTATAGGCAGTACCGGCGTGAAAGGCGGCTGAGCGTTGAGTTCACGAAGATGAACCTCCAACGGCGTGACATACTCGATATCGGAATCATCATCAGATGACTTTACCGGCGCAGCATACGCAGGCGTCGAGAAAAAGCAGGCTAAGCAGCCTATGATGGTGATGATGCTGAGCATAAAAGCGGTGGTCCCGGCATAGAATTTCTGTTTGTCGTTCATTTTCATTTGTGATTACTCCTTTGAATAAAAGTTCCCGCCGACAAAAGCTGTCTGGCGGGATGTGATTGATGTTCGGTTGTCGGAAAAACTTCATGCTTCACGGACTACGATGGCGGTATATCCGCTGTTGGCAAGATACCGATACGCTGCATCATAGGCGTCGCCGAGCGTTGGGGCTTTGACATACCCGATAAAATCGGAGCAGATAACCATGCCGGAAAAACCTGGGTTACCGGCATAGATGGCGAAGCGTGTGTTTTTCTTGGAATTGCGATTAAACATAGCGGACCTCCTTGCAGTCACGTTCAAAAAGATGGATACGGATTTCTGAAAACAAAAAAGGCAGACCTACCACGAATGGTAAGTCTGCCTAATTTGAAAACAGAATTGTGAATGATGTACGCCCGAAAGATTCGGCTGTGTAGAATGTTATCTATCGTACAATACCAATTCTATGCCGTTCGCAAGGATACGCAAGAGAAAAACAAAAAAAGGCGAAGTCTTCCGAAAAAGACTCCGCCATGGTTTTGTGTGCGATTTTTGCATTTCAGTGTTGTTATTCACGGCACATTTCTCGCATCTTATTCTTCCTCAAGCCATTTCTTGGTGATGTCAAGAAGGCATTTTCGGAATTCAGGAGCGGGCTGCATCGGAATCGAAGACCACTGAGAATCGAGAACGACAGGGTATTCGTACTGATTGCCGTTATGCGAAAACGGTATGAACTGAACTTCTCCGTCCACGAGCCATAGCTTTTCCGTTTTGATGGGGTCGATGTACTCCGTCAGCCAGCATTCGTGCGTGACAACGGAATCCGCCACGAAATACTTTGTCTTATCGTCCAGTATCAGTGCTGGGGTGTTATCCTCGACACAATACACTCTTCCGACGAACGGCAGGAGCATCGTCTCGGCGGCGTGTTTCGCGCTTCTCCCCTGCCGAATTTCCGATAGCAGGAAACTCGATATGAAATGCGGGATACCGATGCCGGTCAGGCAGTCATCGAGTGTGTGTCCGGTACAGATTCTCGGTGTTTCCTGGTCCTCCCCCTTCATCCGATTCGTAGGGATTTGCGGAACGACCTTGTCCGGCAAGCATCCGGTATTCGCCATGAGATGAAATAGTATCTGCATTATGGGACTTACTCCTTCGGCAGTTTCTTGCGAAACGGGTCAAGGTCTCCTGGCCTATAGGCCGACTTGACATAGGATTTGATGTCGTCTTCTCCAAGGCTCTCAAAGAGATTCAGCCAGCATTCGGCTTCAATCCGCATCTCGCCGCCCATTTGATACGCTTTCTCGCACTGCACCAAATCAAACTGAAAATCGTTCTTGTAGCGGCAGTTTTCGGCTGCTTTTGCAAATTTCGTAAATGTTCTGGTATTCAAGGTTTACCTCCTTTTCTGAAAATGGAAACAAAAAAGCAGACCCTCATTTCGAGAGTCTGCTCTAAGCACATAACAGATTGTGAATCTACCGGTATGGGGAATCAGAAGATGGTATCTATCATGCACTTACTATTCTATTCGATTCGCACAACTGTGCAAGGGGGATTTTGAGATGCGGCTACGCTTTCGATGGTTTCCCCGCAGCTACGCTTCCTGCTCATTCAATGGCGGCAGCTACGCTTTCGATGTCGTCTGCGTTCAGGTTGATGTACTGCCACGATTGCGGGGCGCGTTTCAGGTGCAGCTGATGCATAGGCAGAGAAAGTTTGCGGACATTTGAGATATTCCAGCCATACAGCATGCCGGTTTTGTTGCCATACTCGAACAGCGCGGCTATATCGATACAGCTTTCCCGAATAAACTTATCCGCCATACCGGACAGCTTTTCGCCGTCTGCATAGTAAGGAGACAATCCTGTCAGGCAGTTCAGCTGGTCGATGTCCTCGCAGGTAAAGGCCCCGATGATTTCCCCTGCACCGCCGTTTGCCTTTGTCTCATAGCAGAATACAGCGAATGGAAACGAGATTTCCCAAGGTCGAGATTTGCGGACTTCGAGCGTCTTTTCACCCGACATGATTTTAGCAAGCCATTCGCGTTTTATCGAAATGACGACCGCTTTGCCGTCATTTACCGCGAGTGCATTTTTGAGAGCAGTCATGATTATCAGTCCTTATCATCATTACAGAAGTTATCAACTTTCCCTTCTTCCCGCTCGTATGCGGACATGAACTGTGCGACAGCCAATTCAAAGTGACTACGGCTGATACTGTTGATGTCCGAGAAATCGAGGAACGCATGCTCGAAATTGCTGGTCATTGCAACAAGAACGTGCATTTCGAATTCTTTGGCGAACTCTTTTGTCGTGCCATCGAAGTGGATGATGATATCCTCGGGCTCCACATCGGGGTCAACATAGTTCGAAATAGCATCATCCTTCGCGTCACGAAGAAACTCGTTGACACTGTCCTCGACTTCGAGTTTGGTATAGTCACCGAGCGGCACCCCCTGCTCCTTGGCGGAATCAGTTGCAGCCATCATCTTCATGACATAGTAGCGGAACATGAGAAAGGCACATGCGCCCGTCGGTTTGAAGTCCCAAATGACCTTTTTCAGCTGCGCCTGACGGTTGTTTACGACTTTGTAGTTTGCTTTCATCAAATCTCCTTCTTTAAAAAATGCTTTACAACGCATGAATATTTGATTTGCCGGGTGCATACATCAGCGGCTCGTCCGTTACTTTCAGAACGGTGCCGTCCCCCTGCCTGCACGCATACAGGATTGCTTTAAGCATCTCATAGGCAAGTTTGCTGTTGTAGGCAAGCCCTGCGTTGGAGATGCCGAAATTGCCATTCCAGCCAACCCTCATCTTTTTTAGCTGAGGAATCAGAAGGTCACGGGCTTCAATGACACCTACCCCGCTCCAGCGGGCATCGTGATATGCCTGTAAGTGATGCTTATCATCGCCGGAAATATCAAGCGCCTCATAGATAATGCCAAATTGCCCCATCAGAATACGGGAGTAAACATCAAGAGCATCGGCTACAGCATTCCAGCAAGGAGCATCCAAATCGACTCTGTACTTATAAGTATCATCGCCGTTCAATTCTTCTGCGTTATTCGCGATGGCAGCAAGAACATAGCTAATGGTGTCATATGCCTTCTTGACGGGTGCTGTCACATTAACAGCAGTCAATGTGGCACAAGCCTTCATAATGGAATCTTCATCCACGCCATATGCTTTCCCTACTTCTTTGCAGATAGAGTGAAAGTCGTTGTTGTAGAACGACTTCATAACTGCCAAGATGTGGAGAATCAAACAATACTGCTTGTTTGTGAAATCAATGTACATACGGCAAAATCCTTTCTTTTTGCTAATTCTTATTATACCATAAAATTGCAATTTTTACAACATAGATAAGCAGATAGTAACAGATTGTACATATATTTTTGCAAAGAAAAAGCCGCATACTAAGTAGAAGCGGCTTATACTACAGCTTTTTCCAAGCTACGACATTTGCAATGTTTGTTATCAAGTCCTTGCTGTAAGATTTTGTAAATGATTATTTTTGTGTGTCAAATACGCCTATATTATAAGCATACACAGTGTTTGACTTGTAAACAATACAATAGCGACCATTTTCGTTCGGTGTTTCATTTGGTGTTCTTACGATATGAAATTCTTGTATGGTTTGTTTTAGCTTTGAGTGGCTATGATACCCCTTGGTGTAGAGTGTCAGCTTAATTCTGTAAAGAAAAGCTCCGATTATTGTGGACCGCTGCTTTTCTTCTTGCTTTAGGTGATGGATTACTATGAGTATGCTTGGCTCTATTTTTTCCAATTCTTTTTGTTCAATATGGTATGAGGGAGAATACTTTGCAATACAATTGATTGCTTTAGAAAATTTTAGTCCGGGTTCGTTTGGGAATTGATTGTGAAATTCTGGTAATGTCTTTCGTTTGCCATCTTTTGCAATGTAGTAGTTGTTGTGCCAGAGAATGACATTCCCGTATTGGCTTGTTATTTCGATTTTCCAAGTATCTTCTTTGCTCCAGACAATGATGGTTGATTCATTTTGGATTCTTGTCTGAAGTTTATAATCGATGTATGTCTTGAATATCAGGTCATTTGTTGCATTTGCTTTTTTGAAGAATGTTTTGTATTCCTTACCTTTATTTTTATCTTTTGCTCCTATTCGAAGACAGATAAGTAAGTGACAGACATTGCATATAGAATATTTCTGTTGTGGGAATGCTTTAATGAATTTTATTTTTTCATCTGCTATTCCTCTCAATTGTTTGCAAGTCTTGTCGTGTAATGTTTGCTTCTTTCCGCTTGTGACAATAGCGAATTGAATTTCTGGGTTACTGAGTGCGGTATTTCGATTTCGGCTAATTTCGTTTGAAGTAGGAAATGCTTTAGTGCTACTGGTAAGTGTGGCATTTCCTGTATCTTTATCTTTTTCCTGCAGTTCAGAAAGAAGCAAACTGAAATCTGTGTGTTGTTTGTTTCTGTTTACTTTCGGCATGGTTATGTGTCCTTTGATAAAGCGTTTTGCCTATTTTGCTCATTATACCACAAAAAACAAGAATCTCCTACGCTTTTCAGTAAAATACTGTTCGTAGGAGATGGTGGGTTTGTTGAATTTTTACTTTACAGCTTTTCTGACTTTGAGCTCATGGTCGTAGCAGTTCTTGCAAATTAGATAGCCTATGCCAATATCGTTCTGGATGGCTGCCGATGTGTATGCGTTGTACCCGTTGATGATACGCCCGCACGCGGCGCAATTTAACTCTTCATTGCTATAAACCATGATGTCATAGCGTCCGTTCTGAGGCGGTGTGTACGGGGTATATTGCTTCGTCATGAAATCGTATTTTTGCATTTTCTGACACTCCATTATTTGCTGTTTTCTGTTGCCATTATACCACGAATCGTGGCATCAAACAAGAAAAAGTCTCCAAAATCCACGAATAATCGCAGACTTTGGAGACTTCGCGTGGCGCATGTGGTAGGATTCGAACCTACGGGCCATTTCTGACCGCTGGTTTTCTGGACCAGTTCCATCAGCCACTCGGACACACATGCATATGGCGCAGAGAGCGAGATTCGAACTCGCAGGCGAGGGTTTGATTGGCACTTCGTAGTGAGTGCCGTTTTGCCTCGCGACGGATTAGCGGTCCGTTGCCCTACCGTTAGGCGACCTCTGCATGATGCACCTTTTAACACAGGTGCGATGTTGGTGACCCCTAGCAGACTCGAACTGCTGACTCCACATTGAGAGTGTGGTGACTTGGACCAACTTGTCGAAGGGGCCTTATGGTGTGCCGGACTGGATTTGAACCAGTGAACCATAACGGAACGGTTTTACAGACCGCTTGCTTTAACCACTTGCATACCGGCACATAATGGTGCTCCCGGCTGGAATCGAACCAGCGACACATAGGGCTTCAACCTACTGCTCTACCAACTGAGCTACAGAAGCAGATGGTGACCGAAATGGGGCTTGAACCCATACTCTCAAGCGTGAAAGGCTTGCGACTTAACCAATTCGTCTATTCGGCCATATAGCCGCAATCCTGCGGCGAGGGTTTATGCGATGACAAGGATGTCATCAATTTTCGTATCGAGCATCGCGGCGAGAATCACAAGGTTGTCGATGGTAGGAAGTGCAGTGCCTGCCTGCCATTTGGCTACCGCCTGTGTGGATACACCGAGCGTGTCTGCCACATCCTTGACCTTGATGCCTGCTGCTTTTCGCAGTGCCTTGATATTGGCACCTGTCTGCTGGATATCGATTGTTGGAACGTTCATTTTCTTGCTGCCTTTCTATATTGCAGGCAACAAAAAAGCGCTGCCTGCCGAAATGACTCGACAAGCAGCGTGTGAAAATGCAGTTATCGTTTAGAGACGCACCGCATCTGTACATTGTCTGTTTTTGCTTGTCGAGGAGTATGGGAAATAAAGCTGGATTCGTAGGACTCGAATTCAGATTCATAACTATACTCAGCAAACGACACAGCATTAACAGTCTTGCACAGCATCTTTGGTTGTCTCCTTTCGTTTCGTTCTGATTACATTATACCACTTTTATAGCGTTGGTCAATCAACTTGTGGTTTACTTTTTGCTACACCATTTGGCGGTATCTGGGATGTACACAGCATCTACACCCTCTTGTTTCGGATTGGACGGATTCTCTCTGCTACCGACCGGAGGCTTTTGGATTCTAGCCGTGTACTTGCTGCGATAGCCAGCACCTTCGTGCAGGACGCGGTCTGGACCCAGTAGATGCTTACTCATTGTTTTTCTTCCTCTATATAACAAAATGTAAGCCTGTACCTTATAAAGTACAGGCTCCGTTGGGATTCGAACCCGCAGCGCCAAGTTCCTTGGACTTGTGTGTATGCCGTTCCAGCACTCATTTTAATCTTTAGCATTAGCCAATCAGTTTTTACACTGATTGTTGCCCGTCGCTCGCCACGTGGAGGCTGCAATCATGAGCGACTGTCCGAAGTGGAAGCTGAGTTCACAAAAACCGGCTCCTTAGACCAGCGCGTATGCCATTCCGCCACTTGGACATATGGCGGGTTGTACAGGGCTTGAACCTGCGACACGCGGATTAACAGTCCGCTGCTCTACCGACTGAGCTAACAACCCACAGATTAGCAGTTATCGCACTGCTGGACATGGTACTCCCAGAGGGATTTGAACCCTCAATAAAGTGCGGTTTGAGCGCACCGTGTCTGCCAATTCCACCACGGGAGCATATGATGGCAGTTGACGTACTGCCGGACGGTTGTTGCGTAAAAAATAGCGTAGCAACGCGATTTGGTGGGCTGTGCAGGGGTCGAACCCGCGTACCTCGGTTATGAGCCAAGAGTTCTAACCGTTGAACAAACAGCCCTTATGGCGCTTCCGGTCCGGCTTGAACGGACGACCCTCTGATTAACAGTCAGATGCTCTAACCAACTGAGCTACGGGAGCATGATGGCGGATTTTGCACCGCCTGTATATAACGCAGATGCGTTATATTCTGGTGGACCCGACGAGAGTCGAACTCGTGTCCAGCATATATCCAATTCCATGATTACTTACGCGATAGTCACATGATTGACAACTTTGGACTGTTTGTCTGGTCGTGTGGCAAACCTTTTGCAGCGGACAGATGACCACGCTCACCATGATTTACGTCTTGGTGTACTTGGACTTCAGACGGTTCCGGTTTTATTCTGCGCCGTACATATCTTGCGTACCTTTGAACCTCACACGCTTACCCGCGAGATGGTGCGTTGTTTTGGTCTCCGTCTGCTTAATTAAGCAGCGATAGGAGAAGCGTAACGATTGTTGTCAGTTACTTTTTAAGGTGGTCCTTGAGGCGGAACCATACCCGCGACATGAAATCTTCCATACCCTGTCGAAAACCATTACGGGCCCATGAAAGGCATGTGATTGGCAGCACATGCACTGTTTTGTGATGGTATTAACCCATCAGCTCCACCACCGGCTTTTTGCTGACGGAAGTCGGAAACCGTGTGGTGGGAATTGACGAACTTGAATCGCCGACCCTCTGCTTGTAAGGCAGATGCTCTCCCAGCTGAGCTAAACTCCCACGAAGTCGTCCGCTTAACGGGCGACGGGAAAAGACGCTTTACAGCTCGACCTTCGTGGTCTTGCCGTCAGCATCGACACAATACACTGCGGCGTCGGCAGCGTTGACGTAGGCATTCTTGGTGCCTTCGACAGTCTTGACCGCCTTCTGGATGTCCTCCAGTTTGACCTGCTTCTTGTCTGCGCCGACCTCGACATAGATAACAGCAGTTTTGCGTGCGGTAGCCATTAGAATCACCTCCTTTTTCGGATGTTGTATGGCATGGATGACTTTACATTGCTTGAATAATAACGACATATCGTCAAATTGGATTGGCGAGATTCGAACTCGCGAAATGCGGGAGTCAAAGTCCCGTGCCTTACCGCTTGGCGACAACCCAACATGTAAAAAGCACCCGGCAGACATTTTATGCCTGAGGGTGCTGTCATAGCGTGATGAAACGGAACTTCCGATGGGGTGCAGGCTTTATTTAACCCGCAACTACCGCGCTATGATGACCCTGAACAGACAGCACAACTTGACCGAGGAGATTTATGCTCCACAGCCCTTGTGAGTTATTCTGTTGGTTCAACATAGTGGCGAACATCGGCTGATTTCCTTTCGTTGTTTCAGTATCATCATTATACCACATCATGTGGAAATAGTCAATACGAAAACACAATATATAGTGGTTTGAGCCGCGAAATTAACAGTTTAGCCACAAGAGCAGCAACAGAAACGCAAGTCTATGAGGTTGCTTACTGTTCTTTCGGCAACGGCTTCCAATGGATGATTGTATCCAGAACATCGGGGTGCGGAGCGCCCTTGTGTACGCACAGTCTGGTCACGGCTTCACCCATCATCGTCTCATAGTCCGGAAGCGTCATGTCGATAGGAACCGAAATAGTAAGGCTATCAGCAGGCGCTTTCAGAACGACTACTTCACTGCTTTTCTTTTGCTTTTCTGCTTTCTCCCAGCCGGTAGAGAGAAGGTAGTCGTAAAGTGCGTAAGGGTTTACCTCAGAGATGCTATAAGGGGTATCGTGGATGCCACTGAGCATTGCATAGGCTCGGCTATACTTCGTCGTTCGCGCGAGGTCTTTGCTTGTGAGAGGATACGGGATTCGGTTAAGGTCCATGTTGCTGACGAGGTCTGCGCGTTTTACCTTGACGGCAATGTCGTTTTGCTTAACACGCCAGATATACTCTGCGTAGGTCATATCTTTTTTCCGAGTCAGTACAGAGACCGCCTCAGCCACTTCCTGAGGGAATTCCGCTCTGATGGTATCTATCGTGGTGCCGGTATCCTCCACCGTGTCGTGCAGGTAGGCGGCAGCTTTCACCAGCGGGTCAGGCTCAACGCCGTCTGCGACAACGGCCACATGCGCCGTAAAGTAGTCTTCCCCTGCCTTGTCGGTCTGGCCCTTGTGCGCCATCATGGCGAATGCCTTTGCTTTCTCAATATAATCAATCATTCGTATCACCTTTCTTTGGTTTGTAAGCAGCACCATGCGGGTCTGCCGGGCAATAAAAAAGGCTTGCCAGTTTCCCGGCAAGCCTCGATAGATTCAGGTCTTTGCGGACCTTTGTTGTAGTGTTGGAAACGGAAGATTTACTCCGCAGCGCCCTCAACGATTACGACCTCAGCCTCGGTCTCCTTAGGCATGTCGGCATCTTCCTGCTTGGTGTCGGTGCTGTCCTCGGAAGTCTCGGCAGACTTCTCGGTCTCAGCAGACTCAACAGGAGCGGCAGGCTCGGCAGGAGTCTCAGCAGGTACAGCGGGCTCAACAGGAGCAACGGGCTCGGCAGGAGTTTCAGCAGGTACAGCAGACTCAACCGGAGTCTTTGCGACATAGGTCTCGGCGTTGATGCTCTCGGCGCTCATTTCCTGCGCCGGAACCTCGACAACAGCCTCAGTCCCGGCTACGATAGGGTTTGCAGCCACCTTGGCACTTGCGGGCAGACGAGCGATGGACTCAGTCTTGGTCTCGCCGCAGCCAGTGCAAGTGTAGGTCTTGACACCCTCATGCTCAGTGGTAGGCTCGGTGGTAACGACACCGTTATCCCAAGTATGGTCTTTCTTGGGCGTGGTAGAGAGAACGGTGCTCACTTCACCGCAGACGGTGCAGTAGATTTCGGTGCGACCCTCTTCCTTGCAGGTAGGCTCAATGACACGCATCTCGGCATGGTGACCGGTGGAGTGTACAATGTTGTCCTTGTAAGAGAAGCTGTCATCCTCATTGCACTTGTGCATCGTATAGCCGTCCTCGGTGCAAGTCGGCGGGACAACGGTAACAGTGAAGGTGTACTTGGTGGGCAGGACCTTTTCGGTCATGGTCGCATCGCAGTTCTTGCAGTGCAGGGTCTTGACGCCGTACTCGTCATGAGTGGGCTGGGTAGTGATGACACCCTCATCCCAGATATGACCAGTACCACCGTAGGAGTAGGTCATGGTATGGGAAGCATCGCGCTTGCAGTGCATCAGCATAGTGCCCGGCTCGGTGCAGGTAGCCTTTTTCAGGCATTCGGTGTGCTCGAAGTCCCAGTCGTGGCTGCCGATAGCGGGCATAGGAACGAGAATTTTGCTGTCGCAGCCATCATTGGTGCAGTACATCCAACGCTCGCCCTCAGTCTCGCAAGAGGGCTCCTTGACGATTTCACCAAGACCCGTGTACTCATGGACATGGACCTTGGCAATGCTCTCGGTCTTGGTCTTGTTGCAGACGGTGCAGGTATAGGTCTTGATGCCCGGCTCGGTGGCAGTAGGCTCCTTGGTGATAACGCCCTCGTCCCACTGATGCTCCTCATTGACGGGGATATCGCGGACATGCTGCTTATCGTTGCAGCGTTCACAGACCTTATCTACGCTGCCAGCGTCCTTGCAGGTGGCGGGAGTAGTGACTTCCTTGTACTCATGACCCAGTGCAGGGACGATGTTGTCCTTGAAGGACTTGGTGGCATCTTCCACGCACTCGTGCATGGTATAGCCGTCCTCAGTGCAGGTAGGAGCGACCACGGTCTCGTTGTAGGTGTAACCCAGAGCCGGAATGCTCTCAGTGTAGGTATCACCACAGTTGTGGCAGGTGAAGGTCTTGACACCGTTCTCGGTGTAGGTGGGCTTGGTGGTCACAACGCCGTCATCGTAATCGTGACCGGTTGCGGGGATGACCTCGGTGTAGGTATGGCTCTTGTCGTTCTGGCAAGTGAAGGTCTTGACGCCATCCTCAGTGCAGGTAGCAGCCTTGGTGACAACGCCGTCATCGTAGTTATGACCAAGCGCGGCAATCTCCTCGGTCTTAGTCTCGGTGCAGCCATCGTTCAGGCACTTGTAGGTCTTCACGCCGGAAGCCTCACAGGTGGCGGGCGTGGTGACAGTACCATCATCCCACTTGTGACCCACAGCCGGGATGACCTCAGTCTTGGTCGCGCCGTCACGAGAGCAGGTAAAGGTCTTCTCGCCATCCTCAGTGCAGGTAGCAGCCTTGGTGACGACACCCTCGCCCCAATCATGGTCCAGAGCGTCCACGAAATCGCGGTTCTCTGTCAGCGTAGCGTCCTGGTCGCAGATGTAGACGGTGTAGCCCTGCTCAGTGCAGGTGGGAGCAACCGTATCACCCTTGTGCCAAGTCTTCTCCACCATCGGGATATCCTCGGTATAGGTATCACCGCAAGCAGAGCAGGTAAAGGTCTTGACGCCCTTCTCGTAGATGGTCGCTTCCTTGGTCACGACACCCTCATCATAGGTGTGCGGGGTCTTGTCGGTGAAATCACCCTTGTAAGTAAGACCCGGAACCTCATTGCACTCATAGATGGTATAGCCCTCGGAAGTGCAGGTGGGGGCAACGACCTGCAGGATGTGGTAGGTCTTGTCCAGAGAAGGAATCTCCTCAGTACGGGTCTCACCGCAATCCTTGCACTTGAAGGTCTTGATGCCGGTCTCGGTGTAGGTGGCAGCTTTCGTCACGGTGCCGTTATCCCAGCTATGACCCTTGGCGGCAACATAGTTGTCGTTGTAGTTCATGCCGCCCCACTCGTTGCAGATATGCTCATCATAGCCCTGCGTGGTGCAGGTGGCGTCATGATGGCGCACGGTGAAGGTGTAGACGGGCTGAGACTTCTTCTCGGCGGGAGTGGCAGCGGGAGTCACAGCAGCAGGCTTCTGGGCAGGAGTCTTGGTGCCGGTGGTGGTTTTATGGGTGTTGTAGACGGGAGCCTTGGCGGGACCATCCTTAGTAGAAACATTGTCGGGGTTCGTGTTCTGGCTGGCAGCGGGCTTCTCAGCCTTGTCGGAAGCAGCCTCAGACTCAGCGGTCTTGTTCTCGGTGCTGGCAGCATTGGAATCGGGCTTGCTCTCGGCTTCACTCTCAGCCTTGCTCTCGGACGCCGCCGCGCTGGTATCTTCCTTCTCGGCAGTGTCGGGGGTTTCGGACTGTGCGGTGCTTGCAGAATCGCTCAGGCTGGTGGAAGGAGCAGAAGAGGCAGCATCCTGATTCTTCTTGCCCTTACATCCGGTAACAGAGATTGCGACTGTAGCAGCCATGGCAACTGCAAGCACATTCTTCATCATAGACTTTTTGCGCATGATTTTACTTCTCCTTTTTACTGTGTGGGGTGAGTCCCCACATTAACGAAACGATGTGAAGAGCGGAGGACTTCTGATATTTCGTTTTCCCTGTCGCTCTATATGCATTATACCACATTTTTTCTTGAAAGTGTACTGAGTACAACCATGATTAACGTAATGTTCACAAATCGCAACAGAATCCGAGAGGCTCCTATCGGAGAAAAAACGATTCTGGTACGATGAAAAGAAGCGCAAATATGTAAAAAGCAGCCGGGTACAGAGTGTATCCGACTGCTGATGGCGGATAGGGTAGGATTCGAACCCACGGACGCGGATGCATCTCTGGTTTTCAAGACCAGTTCCATAAACCACTCGGACACCTATCCAAGAATCAGAGAGTGTTAGCCGCAGAAATCTGCGTTGCCCGCCATCTACCGCGTGGAGGTCGCTCTCAAAAGATGGCTGACGAGACGAATTTGTCTCGCCCATGCCGCAGCCGTTTTCGCCACTCGGCATGATGTTTTCGGCTTGACGTAACCCTGTGTAAATGACCCTCAGGTGGGGGCGGTGCGGGCAGGATTATCGTCTTCGTGGTGTAGTTAAGGAGTACCGCACCAAATAAATGACCGTACTGCGCTTGTGTAACAGTACAATGCACGCCCAGAGACGATTTCCAAGATGGAGATGTGTCTGGTGGTGGAAGCAAAGGGATTCGAACCCTCGACCCCCTGCTTGCAAAGCAGGTGCTCTCCCAACTGAGCTATGCCCCCATGATGGCGGGAAAGACCCGCCAGTAATTACGCGTAATGAAGTTCGCCGTACTGTTTGACCTCGCGCTCCAGATGCAGCGGAATGGTCTTGTCGCTCTTCTGCGTGATATCCTCACGCGTCAGAAGGCGCTCATCGACGCCAGCTGCTTGCAGTACTTCGTACAGGTTCGAGGGGCCGGTGCCGTCGTAACCCGCAGTCAAGCCATTGACTTGCAAAGCGAAGCCGTGCAGATGCGGTGCCAGACCCGGTACAAAATCGAGTTCAACAACGACTTCGTTACTGTTCTCGTCCACGCGCTTGACCGAGAGAGCACGGATGTTCTGACTTCCGAAGGTCTCAATCAACTTCTTAGCCGCCGCTGCGGTTTCAATCGTTGATGTGCCTTCGACGTTGATAATTGCCTGCTCCATCGGAATCATCTCCTTCCTACTTAGAGTTGTCATGCGCTAAAGCAGATAACGCTCTGCCGTGCGGGGCTTTACGTTGCCCATTCGTGTTCGGTTCCGGCTACGACGACTTCCGTAAGGACTTAGCCAACCGTCAGCAAGTGCATGCCCCCGCTGACAGCTTCTTGGGCGGATTCTCAAAGAGCGCGTCACCCAATCGGACCGTGGAGCTTGATGGCAGACTCGAACTGCCGACCTGCGCGTTACGAATGCGCTGCTCTACCAACTGAGCTAACCAAGCACGGTAGGGTGTTTTATGCTGGTTATCACCCCTCAGCGAGGAAGCCAACCTCGCGTCCAGCACCATCCGGTAGCAACCCCGGAGGATTCTGCGCTGTATCCTCTCCGATGTTTTTCAGCACCATTCGCGACTGATGCTGAGACTTTCGGATACCTTCAGGTGCAGCACCTGTTTGCCGATTGATTTTTTGGCTGTCCGTTGGCATTCGACAGCGGACCACAAGTGGACCATGCTCGCCAAATTTAATGTCGTGGCGTACGGTGACGGCGACGGTGGAGCGGGCAGCGGGATTCGAACCCGCGTGACCAGCTTGGAAGGCTGGTGTATTAACCCCTATACGATGCCTGCATGAGAAAAAGCGGGTGAACCCTCTCTTAGCCCCGCCATGATGTCCGTTTAGTAGGTCGTCATCCCCGAAACATCATCTTTATGTCTCTTAGCGATTCCGCGAATCTCTGCGTGGACGATACGAAAGAATCCGGAAAAGCATTTTGGACACTGGTCAACTTCAATTCAAGCCCTGCCGTTACTTCCCTGTCAATTCGGGTCAACGGAATGCTATGGGCTGTGTAAGACTGCGGCAAACTTACCAGATGCCGCGCAGCAGTCTCGCCTTTTTCGGCTATGTCGCGTCTGGCTGCGCCCCGGCTTAACGGGGATGCTCGTACGATGCATGCTTAGCGGGACGAGATTTGTTGTTTCTGCGCCGAAGCACAAGAGGAAGCACTCGCCCACACGGCTTCCTGACCGTTTAGGATACCGTTTGCACAGGGAATGCAATGCGGTTCCTGAAAGGACATTCGTCAGTGACAAGCATAGTCGCTGTCCACCACCCGCCGCGTGGAGGCTGTCCCATCGGGTGGCTGAGTACGCCGAGGTGTACGGACGCACTCAGATAGGCGCTACCTATCATGTTGTTTTAAGACGGGAGCTGCCCGCCATCAGGTTCATCAGTACATTGGAGTTACCCTTTCGTCACTTTGTTTGTCAAATTGACGTGCGTTAGTGCATCGGAGTGTCCCTTCTGTTCAGATGTTGCATTCGGACGAGAATTGCTTCTGCATCGGAGTGCCCTCCCTGTTTTATTTTACCTGCTAGAATCGCTTCCAACAGGTCATGGCTCTGGCAGGTGGAGTTGAACCACCTTTTCCCGTGCGCTGCGGGCGAATTAACCATGGTGCATTGCAACCTTCGTATTCGATACCAGAATATTTCGGTCATTTTACGTCCGACCGATTGACATGAATAGCCGGTTTAACGTCATGGCATGGACGATGGGTGCGGAGACAGGACTTGAACCTGCAACCGCCAGCGTATGGGGCTGGTAAGCTACCTTTGCTATACTCCGCGTGGCGGGTCGTACTGGGTTCGAACCAGCGACGCTCGGATTAACAGTCCGATGCTCTGCCGACTGAGCTAACGACCCAAGAGAAAAGACATTTGCCACGGGGAGCTCAATACCCGTGTTACCGCCGCTCGCCGCGAGGAGGCTGTCTTTATGAGCGGCAACTCTTATGGGATACCAGATACGATGCTTGCCGCCGCTCTACAACCAGCTGCAAGCAGATGTGTATGTAAGTGTGTGTAAAACTATGATGTTGTTTCGGAGCATATCTGGTATCTTCTAAGAGTTTTATGTTATCTGCGAAGATGTTTGCCAAGCTAAGGGAGGTTAAGCCTGTTGCCCGATGCCGACCGCGTGGAGGTCATCTTCCCGGCATCAGCTTCCGACAGGATTCGAACCTGCAACCTGCTGCTTACAAAACAGCTGCTCTGCCATCTGAGCTACAGAAGCATATTCGGGAGAAGTAACTCTCCCGAAAAAATGGGTAAATTACCCTACTACCAATTATCTGCAATTCGCATATTTTGTCAACACAAAAGCGCCACATACAGTGTCCAGAACGGAATATGTTGTGCATAAGCACAACATATAGTACTTTCTGTTTCTGTACTTGCATTATACCATATTTTGGCGCGAAAGTGTATCAAATACAAGTATGATTTACAAAATGTTCAAACACTTTCCCAGGCTCGATGCGTTCCGGGAATCGTAGACTCCTGTTGCCGACGCGGTGCATCCTGTGGTCAATGACATCAGAACGGCGCATCTGTTCCGCGTTCACGCAAAAGCCTGTACCGTAGTATTGCATGTAGTTACTTCGTTGCTCTTTATTTTCCGCAGCCCTTCCGAAAGGTCTTCGTTCATCGTGGACGAACACCGTATCCGAGCACAGAGCGAAATCGAGATAGTGCATTGCCGCCATGCGCTCAAAGACATATATCTGCCTGGTCTCGGTGAAATAATAAAAGATATAGTCAGCTTCCTTATACAGCCATCCCTTCGAGTGCTTGGCTATTGCTTTTTGGTATTTTCCAAACCGCAGCAGCTTGTCATCTTCGCCGATTGCGAAACTATTCACCGCTGTTTCGAGGAAGACATTTCCGGTTTTGTAGGTGTCAGCCTTGGCTTCAACCGTGAACGAAGAGCCGTCCTTCCGGTATACAACGAAGTCGATGTCGTCTTCCTGATATTTCTTGTCATCTCGTACATCCGAAAATCCTGCAATCCTGTCCTTGTGCTTTTCACAATAGTAGTCAAGATAGTGCATGGTGACAGATTCACCAATCAGACCCACCTTCATCTGACCCGCCATGTTATAGGGAGTCTTGTTTTTCTGTCTGTACAAGGGTATTACCTCACGATGTTACCGCAAAACGGGCACTTTGCGCCTTTCCGGCAAATGTCAGCAATCGAAGGCGTCCAGTCTTTGTCTTTGCCGTACCCGCATGCGGTGCATACGAGCGGGATATTTTTGCAGCTGCCGGTCGTATACATGTCGGGGCCGAATTCGTTTTCAGGATGCCACAAAGCGGCGATTTGAGGGCATGCAACTGATACTAAAGGTTTCCTTGCTGTCTTGGCGTAGTGGGCTCTCATGACCTTTCTCAGTGAGTTTCTGGCGCATTCGGGACATCCGGTATGTACTTCCCCGGACCCGCAGGCAAAAGCAATCATCGGATGCCATTCTCCGTTTGCGCCGTACCCGCAATCCTTGCAGACAAGGTATACATGCCTTGCGCTTCCGGAAGTCACTCGCGTGGGCGGGAACTCATTAAGTGTCGGATGCCACTGTGCAGCAATTTCGGGATGAACGGTAGCTACATCATTGACGCCTTCGACAAGGACTTTTCCGGAACACGCCGGGCATCCGCCGCCTGTTCGACAGGCACCGGCGATAGAGGGACGCCATTCGCCGTTCTTTCCGTATCCGCATTTCGGACAGATAAGAGCGATTCTGCGATTGCTGCCGCAGGTGACTTCCTCTGGTGATACAGAATTGGCTGTTGGATGCCACATAGCAGCAACACGGGGACATTCCTGTGCTACCGTGCCACGATGCCTGCGATACCGCCACTCGAAATCTTTCACGGTACAACCACCCCTGCCCGTTTATGGATGTTTTCGGACTTTGCGATATTTACAGCTGTGCTGTAGGAGATACCGTATATATCTGCAAGGTCACGCAGATTTTTGCCGGTATTCATCCGTGCAAATTCCGCAAATTCCCGGTTTCTGGCTTTTACATTATCCGTGATAGGAGAACGGCTTTGCGTGGCTTTACGGGTTTCGGCTTCTGCCAGCGATTCAGAAAGCTTTCCGTAGTCGTGCAAAATCTTATAGGTCTGACCCACGGCAATCTTATGGTCTCTAGCAATGTCGGAGACGCTTTTCCCGTTCTGGTATTCTACCGCAATCCCCTCGCATACTTCTTCCGGCAGCTTCTTCCTCATTTTAGCGTTGCCGCGCAGGTTCTTGCGGTAGAGGGGATGATGTGCCCGGTATTTCTGGATAAGCCCCGCAATGAATCGCGGCGTGACATTATACCGTACTGCGATATTCTCTACTTTGACACCCGCTTTGTAGTCTTTCAGGATATCGTTGTTCCGCGCTTCGATTTCCTCCGTGGTCTTGGTGTCTTCCAAGGCTTCACGCTGCAGCCCCAATACTTTCGGGCTGTGCTTGAATTCCGGGATGTTCATGGGCGGTTCAGGACCGAAACGGACAAGACCACCAGAAATCGGATGCCCTGCTTCTCGAAATACCTGATAGGTGGTGGATTCCGATAACCCATACTTATCCATGATTTCTCCGACAGTCATGTACGGATTTGCCCTGACATCCGCAACGATTTCAGCATTGCGTTTGCGTTTCTTGAACTGTACAGCTGACCCGATATTCTCTTTGTGCGGGGTATAATCAGGGCTTCTGCGCAGGATATGATAGACCTGTTGTCCAGAGAGATTGTATTTCTCAGCGATTTCAAAGGTCCAGGCCCCGTTTTTGTAGTCTTGCGCAATCTCAATATTCCGCTGCTCCATGTCGGCTTTCGACAATCGTTTCTGATTGTTGGGTTTCCGATTCGGGCTTTTGCGGTCATTGCGGCGCACAGCATCAAAACCCTCTAACACTTCAAGGGATTTCTTAACATTCGTGCAGCCGATACCGTATTTTTCAGCCAATTCCGCGATGTGCATACCGGCGATATAATCGTTCAGCATTGCCTTATCGCGGTTCAGCTTTGCTTCTCCGGTCAAACTTTTCCGATGCATGGTGTATCCTCCTGACTTGCAATCCAATCGATGATATGGTCGATGCAAAGATTCGTGATTTTGCTTGCGGTATAATACTGTGAAGTGTCATCGAGCTGCGATTCAATTTCCGCATCGGATGCCGAATACCCTACTGATGCAAAGAACATCCTTGCGAGGGTACGCGCATCGTCCCGGCACAGAGGTCTTACCGTATGCCCAAAGGTGAAGCGCCGGAGCAGAGCATCGTCCAGCGTATCGGGACGGTTCGTGGTCCCGACAAGGATGATGTCGTTGCCGAGTCGGTCAAGCTCCTGCATCAGGGCAATCGTCACACGGTTCATTTCCGCAACATCATCCTTGCCGCCGCGCCGTGTCCCGATAGCGTCAATCTCATCGAGGCAGAGCACGCACGGACTTTTTCTCGCATAGTCGAATATCATACCGATATTCTTCTGCGTTTTGCCCAGAGCGGAATTCACCAGACCGGAGAAATTCGTGTATACGAAAGGAAGGTTCGTCGTATATGCGATATACCGCGCCAACTCAGTCTTTCCGGTTCCCGGCTCGCCCATGAGTAAAAGAGAACTCGTATAGTGAATCCCCATTTCCTGTAACCGCAGCGCAGCACGGCGCGTCTTGCACATTTTATCAATGACCGCCTTCTCGCTGTCTCGGATGAGGAACCGGTTTTCTCGGAAAGCGCTCGAATCCTCCGCGACCAAAAGCCCCTGCAGGTTATACGGCAGTTCGATGAGTGTAGGACTTTTACTTGCAAGTGTTCGCAGACAGGTTTCCTTGAACGCTTTGTCCTTGACAGTAGTAAGCCCCTCCAACACGATTTTCGCCTGCTGCTGAGATTTCCGAATATCCCCTTCCACTACATACCGAAGCAATGCCCGTTCATTCTCGTTCACTTAATTTCCCTCCCTCATAAGAAGAAAAGCCCTCTGCAACATTCTGCAGAGGACTCAATCTCTTTTACATTTCTGCTTACGGACGCGCCGAATAATACTGTAAATACCCGGCAAGGAATAATGGTATGCCTTAGCGAGGTCTTTGGCGTCGATGCCGTTTTGGTATTTCTCGAAGATTTCATCGTTGCGTTTTTGTTGACGGCGGGTGATGCGACGGTGACTGAGTTCTTTGTTGCTGATTCCGGCCTGAACAGCAATGGCACTGCAATACCCAATGGAAACACCGTACTTTTCGGCAATGTCGCGGACACGCGTATTTTTCTGATACTCCGCCACGATTTTATCGACCAGATTGGCATGGTCCTGTTCTTCCGCAATGCGCTGCGCCTGTTGTTCTTCATCGAGAGCGCGATAGCAGGTCCTGACGCAAAGCCCGTATTTCTCGGACAGCTGCTCAAACGATAGCCCGTCCTCATAGTCTTTGACAATCTTCCTGTTTCGCTCGATGATTTCGCTGCGGGTTGCTTTCCTTTTCCTCATACTGGTTCACCTCTTAGGCTTTGCTGCCTTCTTTTTGCGTCCCTTGCCGCGATAGATACCGGCCTCATGAAGATACTTGAATCCGGAAGAGGGACTGATACCGTATTCCCGAGCAAGGTTCTCGACCGGCGTGTTGGGGTTCTTCTTCGCGTAGTCCACAAACCTCTGCTTGAAATCTTTAATGCGGCGCAAAGTAGAGGTCTCGATTTTTGTGTCGAGGTGCCGGTGGTAGGAGTCCCCGCCTTCTTTCAGAATACGAAAAATCGTGGCGCGGTTAAGGTTAAAAGCTTTTGCCAGTTCTTCGGCTGAAATGCCTTCCTGATACTGGTTGCGAATCTTGTCGTTGCGGTTATCCTTCCACTCTGTGAAAGTCACTTTCCGCCGCTTCTCCATCTCCGCCTGTGCGATATGGTAGACGGTTTGCGGGCTGAGTCCGTGCTCCTGCGCGAGTTCCGTGACCTTTGCGCCATTTTGCAGTGCATCGGTAATTTTTCGATTGCGTTCCAGCAACTTCTTATGCGTCATAGAAACCTCCCAAAATAAAAGAAGCAAGCTCCCGAAAGAACTTGCTTCTTGTATTCAGTATTCACTTTTTTCGCGTAACGCGGGCAAAAAACTCACCCACTGATTCACCTTACAGTCTTCATTTTACCCAATTCGCACGAATGTGCAACAACTTTTTGCGAATTTAGGTCCACTGCATGTGCGGGATGTCCGAAAGCATCATAAGGCAGGTCTCAAACTCGTCTTCGATGTATCTGGTGATGGCATCAAATCTCTGCATCAGTGGCAGTTCCGCGAAAGATGTGCCGGTTTCCTTGCGGCATTTCCCCTCTGCGCTTGTATATATCACATTCAGCATGACATTCAAGGCGAGAAGAATATCTTCATCCTTGCCCTGAACCGTGAAGAAGAAGTAATGCTCCGACTCACCGTCCGTAACGCCGATTCGGTTATCGTATTTTCCGTAACTCGCCAAATCACCAAACACACTGATTGCAATATATCGCAACTTATCCTCAATAGGAACAGTCCCCCATAAAGGATAATGTTCATCCGGCTGAAAATCTGCCTTACCGCCGTTGTACTCCCATTCAACGAAATCACGGACGGAGAGTTTCTGACCGCCCGGAATGATTATTTCAAGCTGTTCCAAAATGTTCTCACCTCTTTGCGTTCTCTCGTTGTTTTCTATTGTATCCGGTTCGCACGATTATGCAACATTGAGAGAGAAATTACCGGACACAGGAATCTGACGATAAACAAAAAAACCGCCTCCAAGACGGAGACGGCTCGATGGTATTACATTCCGATTCTCTCAAGATACGGGATAGCGGCACGCATTCTTTCGCACTCCCAACTCTTGCGGGGGTTGCGTTCGTGCTTCTTGATGAACTTCTTCATCTCGGCGGAGGTTTCGGCACCCAGTCCGGTGGCGGCTAAGATTCCCCTTGCACCGTCACATTTCATGGCTTTCAGGGTATCCGACTCAATTTCGCGTCCGCCCTCAAACGGCTGCATAAATTTGAGTCTGCAGAACGGGAGGTAGCCTTCCGGTGCATTATCGCCGATATTCCAAATGATATAGCCGAGAGGCGGTTCCGTTACGACCTCGTAGGTGTCGCATACGCCAAGCGCAGTATGATAGATTTTCATTATGGTACTCCTTATTTTTCGTGGCGGTCTTTAGACCGATTGTGATGATTACAGGTTCAGCGAGATGTTGCGGGCACTGGGCTCGTATTTCTTAGTTTCTACCCCGGTAATCTTGAACATGTGTCGTGCAGCGACATTGTTGTTCGCATCCCGGTACTTGTCGTCGAGATACACGATACGCTTTATTCCGCTCTGAATGATTGCTTTCGCACACTCGTTGCACGGGAAAAGCGTGACATACATCGTTGACCCGTGCAGGTCTTTCCCGGCGTTGAGGATAGCGTTCAACTCCGAGTGGCAGACATACATGTACTTGGTTTCGAGTTCGTTTCCTTCCCTGCCCCAAGGCATGATATCGTCATCGCAGCCAATCGGCATACCGTTGTACCCCAGAGACAGGATTTTATTGTCGCGCACGATACATGCGCCCACCTGACTGTTCGGGTCTTTGCTGCGCATCGCGGACAGCATCGCAATGCCCATGAAATACTCGTCCCACGAGATATAGTCGCGGCGTTTGGCGGTGTTGTTCTGAGATGCTTCGTTTTCAGGTGAAATGCTCATATGGTTCTCCTTCTTGTCTGATTTAGACAGTGGGTTCGTTTGCGTATTTTTGCGAAAAAAGGCGGTGGAGTGTCTTGCCCCACCGCATTGGTATTGGTCAGATGTACTTTTCCCAGAATTTCTCGAAGGTTTCGTCCGGCATCACCATTTCCGTCTCATCGAGGACTCGGCTGAACTCGCTGCTGCTGATGTCGGTGCCGATGAAATCCGTGACGGCATCGCGGCCACGCTGCATCAGGGCATCTTTCAGGATATACCAGCGGTATTTGTGGATGAGGTCCGTCAGAGATTCGCCATCGTTCTCCCAGTAATCGTTCTTTGCCTGAACATGATACAGAGCATCGAGAACTCCGTCGTAGTCATCGCTGTCATACTCGCTCACGATGTCGTTGAGATTGAGCAGACGGCGGTCAACGCCATCGACCTTCACGGTTGCGTTGTTGAACGAGTCATCGTCGCAGGGCTGTGCAGGAACTTCCACAGCAAACACCTCGCGGGTTTTCTTGTTTACCTTGCACGGCAGATAGAACGATGCACCGGAATCAAAGTTCGAGGTGATAACGCCGGATACAATATCGGGCATCGGGTTCCCGCGAGCCTCCTCAAACTCCGGCAGATGGAACACATCCACGACATTCTCGATGTCGTAGTCAAGGGCACGGACCTTCGTAACGATATAGCCGCTCCGCTGCAATTCGAGAACTGCACGGCAGAGGTCAAGCTTAATCTCGTGCTCATTCAGAAGACTACCGTGGCTGTCTTTTACGAGGGTGATTTCGATTGTTTTGTTCTTGGCGGTCGTTTCGGCCAGAAAATAGGTCTTGTCATTGCAAATTTCAAACATGTCATTACGCTCCTTTTTGTGTTGGACGCAAAAAGAGCGGGCCTCTCAGAATCGAGAAGTCCGCCCTTCAAGCGAAATTGTGAATGTACGAAAGGCATAAAACCCTTTCGATATGGAATGTTATCTATCGTACAATACCTATTCTATGCCATTCGCACATTTTGGCAAGAAAAAAGTCGCTGCCCCCAGCATAGGCAGCGACAAAATTATAATGCTGTTAGATATAATTAGGATTCCATTTTTCGCAGCCATAGGAAATAATGGATTGCAAAAATTTTAGCGGAACAAGATTCTCGCTAACCGAGGTACTGTTGTCTTTTACATATTGATTGATTTTTTCACGCTCCTCTTCGTCTGCGGATTCAACATTGATGAAAACCTCTTTTGTGGTCGGCTCATAGAAGAAAAAGCTGCTGCAAGAAATCTTGACAGTGATGCCCTCACCGTTGCCGTTTCCGATTACGATAGTTATATTTTTTCTTGCGTCAAGCGTCCGTGCGCAGTATACAGACACGCTTTTTGCAATGCGTTGTGACTCATTATCATCGAAAACAAACGCAGGGCTCATTTTATCAGCCATTCTTGCTGCTGCAACTCTTTTGGGAAACTCATTTGCTCGTCTGCTATACCAGGCTCCCTGAAGCGCCAAACTTCTTAGCACATAATCCTTGAGCGTTTCCATCGCACCTTCAAGATAACCATCCTCGTCAATGATGTAATTCACAATGCTCTTATAATTGATATTACGCACAATACTTTTCGCGTTTAGAAGAAGAAAGTTATAGTGAACCGGTCTGCCTTCGAGCATGGTATAAATAGCATATTGTTCCGCCCGCTCATTCGTTTCCTTGCCATCGCTTAAGGCATGACAGAAGCTTAATTCTTCAATGATTTTCTTGCAGTATGCCTGCTCGAATTGCTGATGATAATCTATCAACTCTGCTTTAAGCTTTGGACACACGCTGAGGAGATAGCTGGGTAAGCTCCAAAACCGAGTAGAGTCAATGCTGTAACCGGCTTTTTTGAAACTGTTCGAGTAATCACTGGGAAGCGGTGTGTTGTAACCGTTTTTCCACGCTTCCCACCGAAATTCCTGCATATATATCTCGTCAACTCTACTGTTGACCGGCACCTTAAAAATCTTGATATATACCCCACTTTCACAATTTCGATGGCAGAAAATGGGGTTTTCATCTACAATAAAGCCTTCGAGAAAGGCTTCGTTTGGATTGTGGAAATATTGATAAATACATTCTTTGTTCAAGTATTTCACGTTTTTTATTGCTGCCATAATTCATCCTCCGTTTTCAATATTTGTACCAATTTTCTTGGCAATGATTTCAGCCATGCGTTTCGCATTGTTTTCATCGGTCACAGACCAAACCTCAAAAAATTGGTTACCGTAGTAGTTTCTATCCTCTTCCTGACTGCTGCCACACTGGTGGAACCAGCTAAAACCCTTATCATGAATTTACATTTCGTCGTACATAGTACGGACAAACGCAGTGGCATCTACCTCCCGGTGCTGCGTGTAAGCACGAAGCCTATCCCTTGCAAGGGTGATTTCGATTGTTTTGTTCTTGGTGGTCGTTTCGGCCAGAAAATAGGTCTTGTCATTGCAAATTTCAAACATGTCATTACGCTCCTTTTTCGTATTGGACGCAAAAAGAGCGGGCTTCTCAGAATTGAGAAGTCCGCTCTTCAAGCGAAATTGTGAATGTACGAAAGGCACAAAACCCTTTCGATATGGAATGTTATCTATCGTACAATACCTATTCTATGCCGTTCGCATTTTTTGGCAAGAAAAAAGTCGCTGCCCCCAGCATAGGCAGCGACAAAATTATATGTTATTGATTGAGAGCCTTTTCGGCGTTTTCTTTGACGGTAGCACGGATATCGTCAGATACCTGCAGCACATCCAATGCTGCATCAAGCGTCAGAGTGCCGGAGCGAACAAGGTTTGCAACGCTCGCGGAAAGAGATTCAACATACCCTTCCGCACGACCTTTTACAATTCCCTGTTGTTCCACAAAGTCACTGTAATTACACATTTGATTGAGTCCCTCCCTAACGTCGGTTGTAACCTGCAAACCACATTCAGTGGCGAGTTGCAGCTTTTTCTCTACCGGCATATTGTTATCGAATACCGAAGAAAAGAAACGTACCATGTTATTCGCGGATTGTTTGTCCTGCAAACACGCGATGATGATGCAGAAGTTGTCATATTGCTTTTTGGGGAAGTGACATTCTTTGGCTAAGCAGGTTTCGCTCATGGAATATGTATTACATACTCCGCGAACTTTTTCATCTGGCGCAATGCACAACCAAATACTGTATACTTTTTGTAGTTTATTGTAGTCCGAATTACGAAAGACAGTTTCTTTTTGTGCAGAAATCATTCTGCCGCAATAAAAGCTACCGCGCTTCAGCATTGAGTATCCGGGATTGAAGTGATTCTGAGCTTCAATATCTACAATGACACGGCTTGGAGGTGATTCTTCACCCGGCATACCGATGTCGAACAGAACATCATAGTATATTGTTCCCTCGTTTGTGCTTTTTGACTCGACATTCTTTTCGTTCAGTTTATCCGGCAAGTCATCAACAATGTGACATCCAATTTCAACCGGCGAAGTATTGTTTGCTTGAATTTCAGCCAATTCCTCCGGTGTTATTTGGCTTTTTGCTTTCTTGTAAATGATATATTCCTGAATTTCTTCAAGGGACATATCATGGAATTCAGGGATGCAGTTCTTTACGATAAAAGCTGCAACAGCAGTACAGCCAAGAAGAGCCTTACATCCGGCATCCAGATTGGATTTGTCGTTGTTGATGGCATGTCCGACGGTATTAAGACCTTCCAATGTCTCTTACCTCCTTTATTATACCATGTTCGCAAGAAAAATGCACTACTATGCTGGATAGAAAGTGCTTTTGTACGCAAAAAAAGAGTGGGCCTTCCCTTTTTGGGAAAGTCCACTCTGATTGCGGATTGTAAATGATACGAAAGGCGGAATGCCTTTGTCGATTGCTGGTATCTATCGTACAATATCTATTCTATGCTGTTCGCACATTTTGGCAACAGAACAGCGAGAAAAATCAGGAAACAGTCGTTGCTCCCGGCAACCATCGCTGCGGATTTATGCTTCAAACCTTTGTACAAGCATCATAGGGACGAGGTTTTCGCGCACAAGGAAACCGCAATCTTTGACATAGCGGTTTACTTTTTTACGTTCACCCTCGCAAATATCGCAGATGTTTACGAAGATTTCTTTTGTTTTCGGCTCATAGTAGAGAAAGTTGTCAAGGGGAATCTTAATCTGCATATTTCCGGCGCTTTTGTTGCACAGCGTTACATCGACAATGTTCTTTTTGCAAATAGTTCCCTTATGGGAATTCAGAAGATGTCTCGCTGCTTTCTGGGATTCGTTTTTGGTCGGAACGAACATGTTGGTCATCTTACTTGCAAGCCTCGCTGCCGCAACCTTTTTGGGAATATATGCACCGGTTGGCGTTTCCTTTGATGTCGTTTTAAAGTTCCTTCTGCTGAGACTTGTCAACAAAGAAGTTGTGAATCCTTCAGGGTCACAAGCATAGTTGAGACCCAACTCGTAGCAGCCAAGTACACTGACTGGATATAAAGTTTGCAAGGCGTTCTCGATACAGCCGAAATACACCGGCTTCTCACGCTTAGAGAGCATATCCAAAATCGCGTACTGTTTTGCCAGATTCTTAACGGCCTCGCTCTTTTCTACGCCAGCGTCAACTGCGTATTCCTTCAAAACCTTTCTGGTAAACGCATCCCAGAATTCAGACACAAAATCAGCATCATCGAACTTCTGCCGACTTTGAGTGCAAATTCGCCAAAGCGGCTCCATAAGCCAAAGACGAGACGAATCAATGACAACCCCGACCTTTTCAAATTTGGTATCTTTCCCAAACTCCTCTATCGGACGGTTGCTGTCACCTTCAAATGTTTTGTATGGAATAGCTTGCATGTATACTTCGGACGCTTTATCTCTAACGGGAACCTTCAGCAATCGAACATATACACTCCTATCCGTTTCTGTTGGAAAACCGTAGCTTTGAGGGATAAGTCCCTCGAGATAGGTCTCACTTGAATTGTGCAGATAGTCAAGAATCGTATCAGCATCCAAATATCTTATAGCATCCATAGGGCAGACTCCTTTTTCAGCTGTTCGTAGCCATAGGCAACCACTGCTGCGGGTAGGCACGAAGTTTCTCCCGTGGCACGCAATCGTTCAGAGCGGAGTTCTCAGCGAGCGCCATGTCGATGATGTAATAATCATCACCATTGCGCATCACATCCACGCTCCACTGTCCTACCAGTTCGACAGCGGGAAGAATCTTCTTGATTTCTTCCAGAATCATCCTAGCACTGTCATCGTACCGAGATTGCAGGATATCCTCGTGCATCTGATAGATGACATAGTCGTGGCGTTCCTGCGGAGTGCTTGCGTTCTTGAACTTACCCTTCATTACATCGGCTCGCCAATAAGGGCTGATACCCAGCACCTCATCAGCGTCAAAATCGACGAATACGCGGTACTCAGTATGCAGCGGCAAACCGTTGTAGATGGTCGGGTTGTGTTCCTTGTCCTTGATATACTCTCTGAGCACCCACTCGTTTGTGGTATTCGCACCATAGAAGCAGGTATTGTTCAACGGCGAAGCCATAGAACAGGTCAGATGATTCAGGAACAGGAAATACTCGCCCATCTCATTGATTTCCTTCGGGTCATGGATATGAGCGTTGCGGAACTCATACTTGGAAGAATAAGTTCCGGTCTTGATGAAGTAATCCTCGTGCTCATCCAGCTTGAATATCCGCTTGCAATAACGGTTCACGATTTCCTTGGTCACAGGATTCAGGGTTTCAAAGCCAAGGCGAGTGAGCTGCAGCATCGGCAGCGGAACACGCAAAATCTTGGTGTCAGGAATTCTGAAGAACTTGTTCCCGCACAACGCTTTTGCCAGCGGCGGAAGCCAGAATCCCATCGTGTTGGGATTCATTTCGAGCATCTGGTAGGTGAAGTCGTCGAGGTCAAGAATATCAAGACCCTGACGGAACAGGTTGTAGTAGAACTTCTTCATGCGGTCATCGCGTGCATCCTTGTACTCGGCGTAATTCTGAAGCAGAATCTTATACGATGGCTCCGAGATATCGACCTTCGCAAGATTTTCTGTCAGCTGAGGTCTGAGTTCTTCCGGGTATTTTTTCCGGTCATTGTTCGTTACCGTCACAGCGTATCGAGATGCCGCATAGTTCACATAGTATCCGCCGCGTTTTTCGTTGTAGATGTACAGGCGAGTACCATCTGTTAACTCACCTACGATACGGTCAATGAGCGCTTCGAGGTCCCGCGTAAACGGCACCCTCTTGTCGAGCATAGCCTTGACAGTAGCGGTATCCCACTGCAAGAGGTTCTCGGCCAATGCCCCGCTGTCCAGCACCTGTTCCTTATAGGCATCCTCAAATGTTTTGAGGGCATCAGGGCTGGTTTTCAGCATTGCGGCAAGTTCTTCGTAGGAAAACGATTTATCTTCCCTTTTGGTCATCATTTTACCGATTTTGGCAATCATATTTTCGATTTCCTCCTTTTTGGGAATCAGGTGTTTGCAAAATTCGGATTCGTCCAAATCAACTTATTTCCGTAATAGACTTCGGGAATGTACTTGATGGGAATTCTGCGATTGTCTTCGAGTTTGGAATCGTTGTTCGCGATAAACTCCTCGATGCGATTTTCTTCACTGCGCGGGGTGATGTTGCAAGTCGAGAAACCTCCACCGTACAGGATATCACTGTTCATCATACCTTTGACCGGATACTTTACTTCGGTCGTTTTACCGTTGATGTTCAGGACAAGGCGAACGGTTTTGTATTGCTTAGCAAGTTCCACAAGAAGCCTGAACATTATTTCCTGAGTGTTCGGACTATTGTACTTTCTCATATACTCTTCCGTCAACTCTTCCACCACAGCCAATGTAATCCCGTATAGGCGTCCATGCTGCCCGGAATTTGCCTTTTTGATTTTCTCTATCGTCCGTTCAGCCCAGCCGGTGGGATTAGCAAGATAATCCACTACCAGTTCATCGGCATTTGTGGATGTCAGGCCAAAGCAAGACCCGTTTCCAATCTCATCGACAATGCTGTCAATAGGGCTGCGATAATTCTTATACCCCTTTATTATGCGACAGAAAGCGTTCTGTCGTGCTATCTTGTCGTAATGACTGCCCTTGAGAATTTTCTTCTTGTCTTCTTCCGTCACATTCTCTCGGAACATATCGAACAGCTTCTGTGCCATTTCCTCTATGACAGAATCCGAGGTAAAAGGAGAACGGCAGAAAATCGTTTTGAAGTCCTGTGTTTCATTGACGGTTTTGGCATTATCGACAACGAGGCAAAGGAAGCGTATCTCTTGGTTGAATGTTACGGGTTTGTTTTCCCGGATTCCGTAAAACCGCTGCCCGTACAAGGCATCTACCTTGTGCTCGCCATTGGCGAGCGGCACACGAATGAAACGGTAGTAGCGCCCGGACGGTTTTCCGGTATCGAGAATTGTGTTGCCTTCGAACACGGATGCGCCGGATTTGATAGCCTGCTCAAAATCCTCACGAGTTAAATTGATAGTCATAATTTCTTCCTTTCTGTTTTTATTATTTTTTAGCTGTTTTCTTCGATGCACAATTTGCTGCTACGAATGTTTTCCAACCATTTTTCATCCATAACATTGCCAATACGATACTTCCTCTGGGATTCATAGGACCAGTCACAACCGACGACAACATCGCCGACAGTGTTCAGGTACAGTTCTCCCTCGTTGATGTTGATGCCGATTTTGTCGTTACCAGTATAATCAACCACGAGTTCCGGGGTACGAGGTTCTCTTTTCAAAGACCAGTCGTCGTTGAGGGTTTTTGCACGTCCCTCGTTGAGAAGATACTTTTCGTGAAAGTCCGTCACCATATCATCACGGTTGTATTTTAAACCACTGAGGATACTTGCGCTTTCGTCAGAAATCTCTTCATGGAAGTTATCGCTGCTGATACAAAGGCCGCACAAATATTCGTCCTTTTCGTCGCAGTAATTCCACCATTCGAGACTTGCCAAAGCGAGGTCTTCCATCTTATCGACAGCTTTTCCGTTGGTCACCATATAAAAGCTTCCAACCGAAATGTTTCGTTCTTTCACGGCTTTCAGGGTATAGCGGATGGCAGGTATGTTCAGAGAAATTTCGCCACCGGTAAAAACAATTGTACCGATGTATCTCCTACCGGAAAAACTGTCGAGAAATGCGTTGATGTACTTCTCCTGAATATCTACATTCTCCGCATCACCGCGCAGGCAGTGCGCACAGCACATATTGCAGCGCCGGGTGATTTCGATTACTACATTGTTGGCGTCAGAAATGTACATTTTACCTTTTCTCCTTTCCTCGGATTATCAGTTCCCATCCACAAGACTCTCGTCGTGGTTGACAACAGCATCTATCTCCGGAGTTGCGACCTTCAAAAGACCATAACCCGCAAAGAACGAATCAGGAATGTCATACACATCGCCCCAGTCAAAGCAACCGAAGTTGTCGTCAAGTGCCTTTTTGCCGTCTTCGGTTTTTAGGTAATCCCCGACGGCGCGGCGCACCTGTGTGAGAACATCAGATACCTGTTCATGGTCATACTTGAATTGCAAAATGGATGTTCCTGAGTTGTGCAGACCAAAATACTCTCTGACGGCGATAGTAAAAATCTTTTCCATGTCATTACTCTCCTTTTTAGACGCAAAAAGGGCGGACCTCTCATCTGAGAAGTCCGCCCTTTAAGCGAAATTGTGAATTGTACGAAAGGCACAATACCTTTTCGATATGGATGTTATCTATCGTACAATACCCATTCTATTCGGTTCGCACATTTTGGCAAGAAAAAATCGCCGCCCATTTGTGTAGGCAGCGAATGATTTATTTGCTATTGTTTTAGAGCTTTATTGGAGTTTGCCGTTTCCGAATCAGCCAGGGCGCGTTCCTTCCTGAATCCAGGTCGTCCAGAGCGGGACATTCCGTGTACTACTCAAATAGGCTTATATGGATTGGATGCTGATTGGATATTTATGGCTTGCAGTATCCACAAGGCGTATATCCCTGCTCGATAAGTTCCTCTCTTGTGCCGGTATACTCCTCCCTGTTTGCATCACTTATCTGAGATGCAGAAGAGCAATCAGGGCGGTGGAACTTGAGAGAATTCGTGTTCAGGATATAGGTCTCAGCTACCGTGTCAGGTTGCTGCGATTCTTCCACCTCGGCGCTAGAGGTTTCGATGTCCTTATGGTATTCCCCATACGAGAAGGTGACTTCCGTACCGTCAGAGGTGCAGTAAATATCACCGAGTTCGTCCGTTCTGAACACCTCAACTCCCGCGCTGGCCAGCTTTGCGAGGGTTTCGCTGTGCGGATGGCCGTAGCTATTGTCCTTGCCACAGGATATGACGGCATAAGTAGGGTTCACGGCATCCAAGAACGCCTGAGAGGTGGAGGTACTGGACCCGTGATGCCCGACCTTTAAGACGGTGGATTCGATGTCTTGTCCAGATTCGAGTATTTTCTCTTCTGTTTCCTTCTCGGCATCACCGGTGAACAGGAAGGAGGTATCTCCGTAGACAATACGAATCACAATGGAAGTATTGTTCGTGTCCTCAGGCACGGAATTGACGGCCACTACGGTGACGGTGGCTTCCCCTAGGGTGAATGTATCCCCCACTTCCGGAACGGTAATACCACCGCCTCTCTCGTCCGCACGAGCCTTAAAGTTCCTGAATGCTTTGCTGTCATACTCTGTCACAGGACAGAATGTGACATCGGCTGTGTCAGCCTCGAAGGCACCCGAAAGACCTCCGATGTGGTCTTCGTGAGCGTGTGTTCCTATGACATAGTCTAAGTGTCCCTTTGTCTCGCGCTGTAATACTGAGTATACAAGGTTCGAGTCATCGGCATTGCCGCCGTCAATGAGCATCGAGTGCCCATCGCAGGTGACGAGGGCGGAATCTGCCTGCCCGACATCGATAAAGTGGATGGTAAAGCTGCCGCCTTCCGATACGCCAGCCGTCTCCTGACCGCTTTGTGCGGTAGTTTCTGAGACGACCCCGGATACAGGAAGGCTTCCCGGAGATTCCGGTGTCTGACCGCAGCCTGTGAATGTCAGTGTGAAGAACGCGGCAATTACCGCTGCAGTTCTCCGAAGAAATTCGTGTTTGGTTTGCATGGGTTTTGTTCTCCTTTCAAATAAAAAAAGCGGGCCCATCCCCCGAAAGGGATAAGTCCGCTAAAAACGAAATTGTGAATTGTAAGATATCTGGTATCTATCGTACAATTCTATTCTACCGGTATCGCAAGAACATGCAATACTCAAACCGTATCCGAAACTTCATGACACAGCATCCTGTCCGCATAAATACAGCAGAGAACCAAGCCAAGGCTCGCAACGCAGCCGAACGCGACATGCTTCGGGGAAAGAAGGAGCCACTCGATGTCGTTCATTACTTTCACCCAAAACAAAACGCCCATCATAGCAATGATGAGCGGAATAAAGACAGTTACTGTGTAATGCAGGAATTTCCGGAGTTTTCTTTTTTGCATCCTAAAACTACATCTCCCAATTATGCTTGCAAAACAGCCTGAACCACATATCTCTGATTCGTTGGACTGTAACACCCAAACGGATAGCAGGTATACATGATAAGTTTATCGATTCCGTCTGTGAAATTAACGAGGACAGTGCCGTCATCCGCAATCACGGTGCTCGCGTCCGAGGACACATAACCGGGCATTGCTAGGGTGACGGAATACACATATTCCCCGTAATCGGTGTCTACCACAAAGTCATCTCCTATGCTGACATATTGCAGCAGAGAAAACACGCTGTCGTTATGAGAGCAAAGCAGATGCCCTCCGGTCACACCGACTTGGTAAGAACCCGGATACTGATATACCCCGCCGCGTTGATTCAAAAGACTCTGGTCATCGCCCCAGATAAGAGAAGCGTTCAGGCCAATCGCGTCACAGGTAATCGTGCCGTAGGCTTGACCCCAGGCAGCAGGTACAACATCGCCCCAGACAGAGGTCGCTGCACTAACAGGTTCAGGCGTCGGTTCAGGAGTCGGACCCGGGGAGGGTTCGGGTTGCGGTGTAGGAGACGGTTCAAAAGGCGCAGCGGGTTCCGGGCCTGGTTCCGGTATGCCGGATAGGTCCGAGATTTGCTGTTCTTCTTCTGCTGTTTCTTGCGTCGCAGATTCAGAGGTATTGAGAGAGGATTCGGATTGTGCTGATTCGGCAGGCAGAGGTTCCGCTTGCCATGAACAGCCTGCAACACTGGTCAGCACAGCCAATGTTGCAACGAGTATCAGTGCTTTGGTTCGCCGCATTTGAGTTTGTTCTTTCTTAAACAAAAAAATATATAAAAAAGCTGCCCTCAGTTCTTGTCGAACCGGGGCAGCCTTTTAGCAACGGACAGAATCAGCCATTTTTGTGTTTTTTGCGAGAGAATGTGCGACTTACATTCCTTCGCCTTTCGGATTCCGCATGTGCTCTCGCCGTCGTAATAGAGCAAGACGCCGATATCCTCTGGTATCTCGCCTTTTACCTTCTTGTACAACTCAGTGGGCATCGCATAGTAGTTGCAGTGCCCGACGAAATTGTGCCCGTGTGCCGAGTGAAAATCGCTCACAGAAATCTTGATTTCCACACAAGTGATAACGGCATCGAGCGTATACAGATGATTCGTCTTGTGGAAGTGGCACCATCGCTCGGAACAATGCTCCCTGCAAAAATCTATCGACGAAATATCCTTGACGCAGGTTGCCTCTTTTGCTTTTTGCTGAATCGCGGCAAGCGAAGCACCCGTATCCGTTTCGATAAGCGAGGCCAGTTTGCAGGTCCCATATTTGGTTTCGGAGGTAAAGCATTCCTGAACCCTGACGAAATCGACCAATCCGGATTTGACAGACCCGCATTCTACCGGCACTTCTAAGGCATCGAACCCTTGACGAAACGAATCCACCCGATACCCGCCGTAGCTGGAAGGATGCCACGCATGAAGCGCGGCCTCAATATCGCGGGTCAGCTGAGTTTTCGCCATCAGGTATCACCGGAAAATCTGCTGACCAATCTCTACCATCTTACGGCGTTTTCGGTGCAGCGATACAAGCTGGTAAACAACGATAGCAAATGCCGCAGCGGCAAGAAATTTCAGAATTTTTTTCATGGTAGTCCTCCTTAGTTTGTTCGTGGCTTAGCGCTTTATCATTGCTCCGCAGTATATTGCCGCAGCATGAGTTCCTGTACCGTCATGACCGTAAACCCTTCCTTTGCCGCCTCATTGAGGGCTTCGTAGTAGTCGTCTACATACAGAGCCTGTGCAGCATTCAGACCGGCAGCTTGGGTCAGAAGTTTCATGACGGAGGTCTTCCGTTCAGGGGTGGCAGTCCCGATGACATCGAGGAACTGTCCCGGATAGTGCATTTCAAGCCACTGCTTTTTATACGGCAGGGTCATACTGTCCTGCACGCGAGTAATGCAGTATTTCGGGATACCGTCGCAGCTTTCGAGGAAATGCTGGACAAGCGTATTGGCTTCCCCAATTTCGTCGAATACCCTGTACCCGCCCCGGTTCTCAGCCTCATACCGCAGTAGCCGTGCCCTGTGTGCATCAGCAGTCGCGTCGAGTTTCTGTTCACGATAATGGACGAGCAGGGTATCGTCGAAATCGAAGAACATCATACGAATTTTTGAGAAATTCATGGGTCTCACCTTCCTTCAGTTTCTCGCCGATGCAATTTCATGCCGAACAACATCAGCTTCGGTGTAAAACTCATCGCTGTAGTCGTCCTCACTCGTTTTCTGACAGACCTTGTGCCGGTGCGGCGCGGAACCTTCCTGCTCGATGAAAATGCGCCAGACGCCGGAGGAGAAGCAGACAAAAAGCACTGTTCCGTCATCCAAATAGAGCCTGACACCGGCGACATCAAAGCACCCGATTTCATCCTCGAAGTATTTGGAATTATCCAGACAAACGGTATCGTCACTGTAGCCGTAAATTTTGACCATTCTTTTACTGCCCCCTTTACTCGATTACAAAATCCTTTGTGGCATCCTCTGCCTCACTGTACCGGCTCGCATTGCGCCATGCAGCCTGCAAGAGAACATCACGCTCGGCATCGAGCGCCGCCTGCATCGAGGTCTGCTGTACCTGCCTGGCACGGGATGTGCGAGCGTTCTTGTACTGCGGATACTCTGCGACGATTTTATCCATCAAAGCCCAGCGTTCTTTATCGGAAAGTGCATTCAGGTTGATGTTGTCGCGGCGCAGCCGTTCAATCGCATAGTCCAAATACGCGAATTCATCCGCAGACGGGATAGCTTCTATATAGTCCCGCATCGTGGCGGGAGGACCGTTGTAGGTCGCCATGGCTTCATTGTACAGCGTTTCTGCAACCTCTGACCCGTACCACTTATCGGGCTCATAGCCATGGTTCCGGTACACCTCCGCTACCCATAAAGGAAATGCTTCGCTGTAGGTCATATAGTCCCTCCTTCTCAAAAATCCCCGAACGAGAGCTGACGGCTCTGCGAGACCGGGATATTGGTTTTGGGCTTTGACGAGTGCTTGATTTCACCGTACTTGGTGAGATTCCGGCATTTATATCCGTAGCCCTTCTGTGCGGCAGAAATCGACTTGTATCCGTATCCGCTTGCATCGTCCAGCACTTGGTCCTTGTCGTTCAGATTGACGACAATATACCGCACATCGTTGGGCTTAGAGAGCCGGGACGAACGAATAACGGTATAGGGGATACGCTTATCGAATTGAGGCTTTTCTTCTTCCGGGTCCGGTTCGGGCTTTGCAACCTTCTCCTCTTCCGGCATTTCAAGCTGAACATCGACCCCTGCCTTAACGAGGGATTCGAGCGTAGAGGCAAGGGTCTCGTACCGCGTATTCTCCACGGTATTCGTATCCTTCTTCTTCCGCTCCTTCCAGACCTTCAACAGCTGACGTTCGCTGAAATTGATGATAAGACCACGGTCTTTGAGCATCTTACGAACAACATAGGTGGAAAGAGAAGCGTAGTTCGCGTATTCGCCGATATGGTGCTTGATATCCACCTCGGTCTTGGACATAGCTGCTTCGAAATCCCTGTGATTGTCGAGCCAATCCTCAATAACGCTGAGCAGTTCCTTCTTGGACATGGATTCTTCTGCCAGCTGCTTGTTTTTCCTGACATAATCCTCACAGGCAGCGAGAATCGAATCGTAGCCGTTCATGGCGCTGTTATCGATGATTTGACGGTTTGCAGCATCCACAATGATGTACTGCTCACCACGGCGGATGATAGAGATACCTTCATCAGCCGTTTTCTTTTCTTCCTTGACATTGCCGCCGACATCGAATTCCGGCAGCGAATCATCGGTCATGATTTGCTCGATGATGGTATCGAGGTCCTGCGTATAGTCCTTGGAAATCGTATAGCTTTCTGCTTTGGCAAAGACCTGCTTCGTGATACAGGTGATGACAGCATCCAGAAACTTGTCAGGGTCCGGAATCTCGATTTCATACATCATGTTATCGCGGATATTCCAGACAACACCCTGCTTTAACCCGGTAGCCAGCATATAGCAGGCACATTGCAGGAAATGCTTGTGCGCGAGCGAAGACACGAATTTCAACAAATAGACCTTGTTGTCCTTCACGACATCCGCCATGCCGCTGATAACAAGTTTCTTCTTTGCCTTGGTATCTACTATGGCAGTCAACTCACAGCGTTCCTGTACGGACTCGTCGGGAGTGAACACCATTGATAGACGCTTGTTCAGGTCTGTTTCCTGCGCTCTCGTAATAAAGGGCAACTCAACCTGCTTCACATACCGGTCCTGACTCGTCATCAGCATCGTCAGGAACAGGACCTTCTCCTCCACGGATTTCCAGCTGGCAGGCAGTGCTACCTTCTTGTCGTTATGCAGGTACATGTAGAAGGCAATCGCGCTGTCGATATCGTAGTAGTCAAAGAAGTTCGCCTGCTGGTAGATACCGATGCAGGGAGCCAAGTCAATCATCGCATCCGAATGCTTGATTTCGATTTCATGTACATCTTTATGGAACACCGGCGTCGTATTGATAAGCTGGTAGCAGTGCTCTACATCTTCATCGAACTTGAAGTCGAACATCTCAGAGATATCGAACTTTGTATTAAACTCCTGATTCATCTTGACGGGAGTCATCAGGGTCTTATCGCTGACCAGCCCAAATCTGTCCTCTTTTTTCGGAGGCTCTACAAAGATGACCTCATCTTTACCGCGACTTGCCGCAACGCAGAAAAGGTTTCTCAGAATCTCATACCGCGCCATAGGCTGAAATACACGGGAACACCAGTAGGATTCCGTGAAATCAAAGACAACGCAGATTGGGCGCTCCATGCCTTTACTGCCGTCAAAGGTCGTAAAGATACCGACATCTGCGCCAGGTGCTACATGCTTTTCACCGTCCGGTTCCTTGATGCTGGCATATACATGGTTCTTGTCATAGAGGTTGCCGGGTCTTGCTTCCAGTTCATTCAGAACCTTTACCATAGACCCCGTTCTGGCACCGAGACACAGGACATCCTTCGGGTTCTTGGTATCCAGATAGTCTACCACCTGCTCGCGGGACATGGTCGATACCTTACAGTTCTTGTTCACGCCGTTGATAGCCTTGCCCCAGATATTTCCGAGCCGCTGTGCAAGGTCATGAGACAGGCGGAAACATTGCGTGAAATTGACCTGCGTGTGCTTGCCTAAGAACTTATGGATGAACGACCAGATATCCAGCGAGGTCTGGTCATAGATTTTCTGTTTCATGTCCCCGACCGCGATGATTTGAAGACCGGGGTTCGATTCCTTGATGTATTCGAGCATCTTCGAGATTTCCTCGTTGATGTCCTGATACTCGTCGATGATAAGCACATCAAAGTGCCCGACAGGAACGCGCTTCCTCAAGACCATCCCAATCTGCTCGCCCTGTCCGACATTCTTGATGCCGCGCCGGTACAGGATTTTCGAGGCAAATCCATGATAGTTCTGGACCGTGACATTATCGTTTAGAATCTTTTCCTGTGCATCGAGTTTCAAAAGCCGGTTATAGGTCAGGTACAGAATCTCCTTAGAGGAATCAAACTCGTTGCACAAAACATTGATGGTGGACGTCTTTCCGCTTCCGATACAGGCATCGCACAACACGTTTTTCCCGTCAAGCGCCAGCCGTACAAGGTCCTGCTGTTCGCTAGACAAGTCTTTGAGCGTCATTTAAAATCCCTCCGAATACTAGAATGGCAGGCAACAAAAAGCCCCTGACAGCTATCACAACAGCCATCAGGGTACATTTTTTAGTCTATAATTTAGATTGTATGCAGTTCGCACAAATGTGCAAGGGGCTGTTGATAAAAATCGCTGTTTGTATATTTTATTTTATCTGCTGACATCCAGCAGAAAGGAGTTAAAGGAGCATGGGTGATATAGTGTCCCTATACCAACTCGATAGATTCCGCCTCGATACGATGCCATTTATCGGTGCTTGCATCGTATTCCAGCACATCTTTTCCGACCATTTCCCCGTTTTCGATATACTCTAAAATGTGTCGGACCCGCATTTGCGGATTATCGTTCCTCGCGTGCCACAACGCGATATCCTTGTTGTCGATGACGAACGCAGGTTTATAGCTGACAAAGGGGCTACCGAGAGGCTGCGTTTGTCTACTTGCCTCGTAGTATGATTTCACATAGCCATCACGGGAAGTGTTGCGAATAGCGCGGGCACCTTCCTTGTCGCCTTGCTCGTCCAAGGTTTGTGCAATTTCGTCCACACACCGACAAAAATGCGTGGGGTCTTGACTGTATTTGGCAAAAATCAGTTTTCTGATTAACCGCATTGTGTCTTGCTGCGTCACAAGCATGCTCCCTTCACTTTTCTGTCGAAACCAAAAAGATTTTCTTAGAGAAAGTTCCCTTCTCTGCTGCTTTCTGGCTCCGTACCTGTTCAATTTCTCGTTTGGAAACAGCGCAAGTCTTGCCCATAGCGTACATGACCTCCATCACATCCGCCATCTCCTCAGCGCAGTCCAGAACGCTCCGCTCCTTGGCTGTGTAGGCTTCCAGCAACTCCTTGACCTCTTCTTGCAACTTTTCAGCCAGAGCGTCCTCGTACTCCTTATCTGTCAGCTTGCGAGTCACGCAAGTTTCACCGTTTTTCTCAATAATAGCCGGGATATTATCCCTAACCAGTTTCTGACACATCATAAATTTATTTTTCCTCCAATTTACAGTGCCGCAGCGGTATGTGCAGCTCACGACAGGTGTTTTCGATTTCTCGTTCGTTTTCGGCTCCATCAAACATTACACATCCTTTTTGCTGCTGTTTGGCGAGGTATGTGGGCAAATCATCATTTGCAACAGATATGAAAGAGTATCCGCGTTCGCTGGCGTACATAGCCGCCAAAGCCGCTATTTTCTGGCCGGATTCTGCAGCGATAACGGCCTTGTCTCGCTTAGCAAGCATCTTGTCGAGATATTCCGACATTTGTTTGCGGGACTTCATCATCGATAATGGAGTTCCCGCAACTCCGCAAAAGAACCAGTCTTTTTCGCAGAGTTTCTCTTCGCATTCTTTACATTGGAGGTATACGACATTTCCGTCCGTGTAGGGGCAATAATTTCCCATGCTCAAACCTTCTTGAAGTATTTCTCAACATATTCATCCGGCAGTGTAATGTGCATCTTATTTGGACCTGAAAGTTCCTTGAAGCTCTGCTCGCCACCGCACCAGACCAGACGCCAGATGGTCCCACGCTTTACCCGATATGGAATTTTCTTGCCATCTTGACCGATGGCATCAAGCCATACATCGAACGGCTTGACGCATTTGTAGTTGGTATTGTACATGCTAATCCTTTACTTTTTGGGCAGCACCCAAATCTCAACATTCACATTCCAAGCATTGGCCGCTTCTTCAATGAGATTCAGCACCGTTACCCAGTTTCCGCCTGCCAACCCGCAGCCGAGACCGTAAGGAACGCGGAAAGTTGCGTCAGTGTGTTCTTTCATTACTCTGAAAAGAGCCGTTCCCAGCGCCGCGTAGTTCGTCTGACGCTTATCTCTGCCAAAGCTTGATTGCCCGAACAGGTTGGCGACATACAGCTGCGGGGCGACCCGAACCACCTGAAAGTCACCGAGTTTCTTTGGATTGCAAACTTTCACATATTCGTCGAACACGACAGGCCACTTGTCCCGAATCTGTCTGGCAAGACCCGCACCCATTGCGGCACGACAGTTCACCTGATGGCAAATGATAGTATTCTCGTTACGAGTCGGTGGTGTTAAGATATTACCCTCAATAAGGTTGACACTCATAGTCATTCACCAATGTCTAAGATTTCGTATTTTCTCGCTGCGAACCCCAGCAACTCATTGTAGATGCGGGTAGCGATTTCCAAAAACTCGGTATCGCAGATTTCTTTTCTGCGCAGGAAACGGTTGTCCTTCTGCATTTCCGCAGCGGTATTTGTTACGATAGCCCAGATGCAGCTGTTAATGACAACGGGTGGCACAATGTCGTCTGCCCAATTCTCAACCGCATATTCGCTGACCGCATATTGCGTGTCATACACCCCATCGTTAAGTTTCGCGCTATAAAACTTTGCCTGTCTCTCGCCCATGATGGAGTTTGTGATGCTCCGGGCAGTCTGGATATCTTTGCCCTCCACATTGCAGATTTCAGGACCAAAGAAGCCTTTCGTCTTGTTGCTGAGAAGGACAAGCTGCATTGCCAATGCCGTAGCGCACTTGGAGAATTTCTTGGCATAAGTATCCGGTATCTCAACAGGAATATATTCAGCCGCAGGACCCTGCAGATAGTATTTCTGTGTATCTTTTTTGTCGTGCGAACTCTCGAACAAAATCGAGGGCAACGCAACCATAATCGCTTCATTCACATTTGCTTTAACAGTCCGTAAAACTGCGATATTTGCCAGCATTCTTTTACCCTCCTCGCTTTTTACTGAGACTGATATTTTGCGATAATTCGCCTTGCTTCCCTTTTCGGTACGCCGAACAGAGATACAGCAATTCGACTCAGTTTATCCTTCTGTGTGGGGTCTGTCAGGACCACGATGCGATGCATATCATGGATGTCAGTAGCGACAACCACCTGAGCATACCCGATTTTATCCTCATCGAACAGCCGCTTTAATTCTTTTGCAAACTCTTCCCTGCTGAGTTTAAGCATATAATCGCTGTTAATGAACATGTCGAGTGGGAAAATATGCTCGTTATCGAACTCCTTCGGATGCGCATTTGCAAGGTCAAGTTCCGGGCGGAACAGGGTCTTATCATGCACCAAGCCATAAATAATGCCGGCCTCTTCTCCGCTTTTGCAATCAATTACAAATTGCCCTCGCTGTGTATCAGCCATAGGTTGTCCCCTCCGCCAGTTTTTCGTATATATTCTGTGTGCGTGTATTGTTTTCGTCTTTGTGCATGAGCACGACATTTGCCATGCTGGTATAATAGCTGGCTACACTGTTACCTTCTACGGTAAACTTTATATTCTGCCCGCCATCGACTACCTCGTAGCTGATGAGTTTATTCGTGACCCACTGATTATTGTACCGGAAGTATATGTAGTTATATTCCGTGGTTGCGGTCTCAGGCGTCATGTTTTTCTCCGAACCCACCGTTTCGGCAATCTCAGGAGTTGCCATCCGAATGATTTGCGCAGGCAAGTCCTTGATGCCGTCCATGGTCTTGTCTGCCACCTCACTGCATCCCTCGAACGCTACAGAAATGGTTGCGACAGCAAGAAGGAAGAGCGTTTTGTGGATGAACGAGAGAAATCGCCTCATAGACATGCCCCTGAAATATCTTCGATGATACGGAATGTTTTGCTTGTTTTGATACTTGCATTATACCATGAAGTTGTATTGAATACAACGATGAACGCTATATGTTCACGGATTAGATACATTTTTGGCAAAGCAAAAAACGCCCGCAAAAAGAAAAGACCCGCCTGTTAGCCGCAGGCAGGTCTTTCTTCGCAGTGAGCGTTTAAGGTCGGCTCAGGACCCTATTCGTCTCTACCGAAGCAATGTCATCAACGCTGTTCAGTATGTTTTATTGTATGCCAGTCGCACGGGTCGTCAACTATGTTTTGCAGCTACACAGCAAAAAGGTGTCTCACCCGCTGATGCAGGCAAGACTCCTAATTGGCTCAGCTTAATCTTCGAGGTCGAAGCTATACCCTTTCTTGTCCATTGTCACGAAGCCATTGCGGGTCTGACATATGCTGTCACCGAAATAAGCTTCGAGGGTCATGCCGGTGTCCTCGCCATCCAGCCACTGCGGGCGCATATAGGCCGCAAGGTCATACAATACGCCGACAGCGTGGGCAATCAGTTCATCGCTGTTCATCGCTTCGTTGACCGCATCGTCATCGGCCTCGACAGGGATACCGATGGAGGCGGTAATGGTGTCTGGTGTGTTGTCGTCTAAGTGACGAGTAGCGGTGAGCTCAAATTTTAGGATGTTAGTTTCCATAATATGTTCTCCTCGTATAATAAGTTTCAAAGTTAATAATTTCAGGTATCAGCAGGCTTTG